GGGGAAACATTATCAAATATTCTTATCGTTATGGTAACAAAGGTGAAAAGGCAGAGACAGTCAAGAAAATTAGGAAGTATTGTGATATGCTTCTTGAGATTCTTGAACCTAAGAGTGAATTGGAGGATTGATAGATATTGGAATAGATGATTAGGAACTATAACATTTTTTGATATGAAAGGAAAAGAAGATTGTGAAACTACCAATTTTAAAAATTAATAAACTGAAAGAGCATGTGATGCTTCCTAAAGTAATGACTGAGGGTTCTGTTGGTCTTGATCTTGCTGTGTCTGAACCCGCTACTTTCTTTCCGCATTATGTAACCAAAGTACATACTGGTCTTGCTATGGCAATTCCTAAAGGCTACCATGGGGAGGTACATATTCGTAGTTCGTGGGGAAAGCGAGGAATTAGGCTTGCCAACTGTACAGGAATTATTGATTCTGATTACAGAGGGGAAATTATTTTGATGGTCATTAATGATACTAATGACATATATTATGCTCCAGAATTGGAGCGAATTGCACAATTTATACTAGTTAAAGACCCAACATTTACTATTGAAGAAGTAAATGAATTAGATGAAACTGAACGTGGTATTGGTGGATTTGGTTCTACCAATCTTAAAGAGGAGGAATAATTATTATGTCTAAACATGATTTCACTAATGGAGTAACACCAAAAGGCAGCTTACTGTTTCCGCACATTTATGAACCTGAAACCTACGAAGGTAAAGATGTAGGCTATACAGTCAACATTAAATTTGACCAGAAAGAAACTGATGCTCTCATTGCAGTTATTGACAAAGAACTTGAAAAAGCTAAACATTCTATCAAACTTAAACCAGGGCAGAAATGGTCTGCTGAACCATTCCTTGGTTATAAAGAAGACAAGGATGGTGATATTGTCTTTAAGTTTAAAGCTAATTCGCACTACATGACAAAATCTGGAGATATGCATAAGGTTACTATCCCAGTATTTGATGCTCATGGAACTCTAATCACAGAACCGCTGTCTATTGGTAATGGCACTATTGCAAAAATTGCATACACTCTTGTACCATACTGGATTTCTAAGGTTGTCAATGGTATCAAACTTCGTCTTGATGCAGTCCAGATTATTGACTTAAAAGAATATGGGCAGAAGAGTGCAAAGGTCTTTGGTTTTGGTGAAGAAGAAGGCTTCTCTGCACCATCAGAGGATGCAGTGAATGCAGATGTTTCTTCATTACTTGAAGAGGCAGAAGAGGATGGAGACGTAGAGTTCTAATAATGAATAAGAGGTTTTTTAGTAGGAGAGGTGGATGGTCTAAGCATGTAGATGCTACCTATCGTTCTGGTCTGGAAGACAAAGTTGCAGCACAACTTAGGGATGCCGAAATTGATGCAAAGTATGAGGAGTATCAGATTTCATATGAGATTCCATCATCTTTGCATCACTATACACCAGATTTTGTTTTACCTAATGGTATCATTATAGAGACAAAAGGGGTTTTTGATGTAGATGATCGAAAGAAACATCTATTAATCAAAAAGCAATATCCTAAACTGGATATTAGATTTGTCTTTTCATCATCTAAGACCCATATTTATAAAGGTTCAAAGACAACATATGCTGACTGGTGTAACAAATATGGATTCAAGTTTGCGGACAAATGGATTCCAGATAAATGGCTTAGAGAAGGAAAGAGAGCTATCATAGGCTTGATTTATAATAAAAAGAATTGAGACACACAATAGAGAGAAAGGATTGAAAAGGATTGGCATTTGTGAATTTAAAATTTAGAAAGAGGGATGTCACTGACTATATCTATATCGTAAAGAAAGATCTGCATAATATTGGTATAACACCTCTTAGAAATAAATGTTTGAGGAGAGGGGGTCTTGACACAGGTTTTCATTTTATCATTAGACCAAATGGTGAAGTGATAGCTGATCGAGTTGAATATGCGTACGCTGGTTGGTGGTTTAATTTTCCAGATAGATCTTTAGCTATTCTTGTAGACACCAATGGGGATGAAATGTCAAGTGCCATAAAGAAGGCTATTAAAGAGATCACTAATAAGTATCCGCAAGCACAGATTTTGGAAACCAATGATGCGGGTGATATGGAGGACTGAGTTAAATGATAGAGCATGAAGAGAGTACCGCAATTCGAGTTCATCTTCCATGTCCAGATTGCGGTTCTCATGATGCTCTATGTGAGTACAGTGATGGACACACATATTGCTTTTCATGCAAAACGTATCATGGAGCAGAGGATGACAGAGAAGTTGGAAACAACAAGAAGATACTTCCAATAGACAATATGAAACTGGATTCACTGAGAGCAAGAGGGATAACGGAAGCAACATGTCAGGCTTACTCATATTACAAAGTAAGAATGGATGATGGATGGGCTCAGGTAGCTAACTATTTTGATGATAGTGGAGGGCTTGTTGGTCAGAAGCTCAGATTTGCTAATAAGATCTTTAAGGTTAGAGGTGATATTTCCAATAGATTTTATGGACAGCAAAAGTGGGCTGGGGGCGGTGGTAAGAAACTTGTAATTACCGAAGGAGAAATTGATTGCTTAACTGTTTCACAGTTACAGGGCAACAAGTATCCTGTTGTGTCTATCCCGTTAGGCGTGGGGTCTGCAAAAAAGGTTTTTAAAGCAAACATGGACTGGCTAAACTCTTTTGAACAGGTAATTGTGATGTTTGACATGGACGAAGCAGGAAGGCAGGCAGTTAAGAGCATCGAGGGTCTGTTGAAACCAAATAAGCTCTATGTTGCTAATCTTCCTCTTAAAGACCCAAATGAATGTTTACTAAATGGTAAAGGTCAGGAAGTTATCAAAGCTATCTGGTCTGCAAAACCATATATGCCGGACGGTATCATTAATGGCAAAGACACATGGGAAGAGGTGTCTAAGGAAGATGATAGTGATGAAGGATATCCATATCCATGGAATATTGATCTCAATAAGATGACTATGGGTATCCGTAAAGGGGAGCTAACAGTACTTACAGCCGGAACTGGTGTTGGAAAGACTACCTTTGTTCGAGAGGTTGCCTATGACATGGGTGTCAACAACCATCTTAAAGTAGGAATGTTGATGCTTGAAGAAAATGTTAAGAGGACAGTGAAAGGTCTTATGTCAATTGCTGCTGGCAAACGACTTTACATCAATAGACAAGGCTTATCTGATGAGGAGTTTAAAGCTGCTTTTAATAAGACCATGGGTACAGGTAACTACGTCCTTTACGAACACTTTGGGTCACTTGAAGGTGACAATCTGATGGATAAAATTAGGTACATGGCAGTAGGTGAAAAATGTGATTTCATTATACTAGATCATGTATCTATTGCTGTCTCTGGTATTGAAGGAGATAATGAACGAAAGTTGATAGATGTGCTTATGACTACCATGAGATCTCTTGTTGAAGAGACAGGAGTTGGTTTGATTGTCATTTCTCATCTTAGAAGAGTGCCAGACCAGCAGTCCCATGAAGAAGGGGGTGCTACTTCTTTGTCTCAGCTTAGGGGGTCAGGTGCAATTGCACAGTTGGCAGACACAGTTATTGGGTTGGAGCGCAATCAGCAAGCAGATGGTAGAAAGAAGAACCTTGTAAGAGTCAGAGTCTTAAAGAACAGATGGACAGGTGAAACAGGGATTGCTGGCTATTTGTACTATGATAGAGACACAGATCACTTGACAGCTGTGGATAGGCTTACTGATTTTGATGATGATGAAGATGATGAGGATAATAACAATTGTCCTTTTTAATAACTAAGGAGGAATTATGAAAGTAGATTGGAAAGATCGTGAAGTATCTATGGGTATCTTTAAGGCAAAGTATGCTAAGAATCCTGAAGAAACTCCAGAAGAATTTTGTGAAAGAGTAGCATCTATTGTGCGCCCAGAGCTTCACGACTTTGTTAAAGAGGGGCTGGAAGCAGGCAGCTTCTGTTTTGGGGGGAGGACACTCTATATGGCAGGTAGACCAGAAGTTAAGGCATCTTCGTCTAACTGCTACATTATGCCAATGCCAGAAGATGACATCAAGTCTATCTATAAGTCCAATGCAGAGATGGCTCGTATCTTTTCTCGTGGTGGTGGAGCGGGTGTAAACATCTCCAATCTCAGACCAAAGGGTGCAAAGGTAAGAAACGCAGCAGAGACTTCAACAGGGGCTGTGTCTTTCTTGGAGCTTTATAATACAACAGGAAACATCATTGGTGCTAGGGGGCGCAGAGCAGCTGAGATGATTATTCTCAACTGTGAACATCCAGACGTTGAAGCTCTGCTTGATATGAAGGAGTCTGGAGCTAAGCTGGCATCTATGAATATTTCTGTCCTTTTCACTGATGAGTTTATGGAAGCCGTTCTGAATAATAAGAAGTTCCGTCTGCACTTTGAATGTAAAGACACCGGCGAGAACATTGAGAAGTTTATTGATGCTAGAAATTTCTTCAAGCACTTCTGTGAGGTTGCTTGGGATATGGGTGATCCGGGGGTGTTATTCAATGACCGTATTCAGCAGCATAATTTTAATCCTAATCGTCCTAGTTATCATATTTCTGCTTCCAATCCATGCAGCGAATTTCTTGGAGCTGATTATAGCTCTTGTAATCTCGGGTCTATTAACGTATACAGCTTTGTCAGAAATAAGTTTAGCACTGATGCGTTTTTTGACTACAAGGCGTTCTCGGAAGCAGTAGTAAGAGGCGTTTTGGCACTGAACGATGTTCTCTCTTATGGTTACGATAAGCAGCCTCTTCCAGAGAACAAGAAGTGCATTGATGATTGGAGACAGATTGGTTTAGGGCTGTTTGGTTTGGCAGATGCTATGATTGCTTTGCATATCAAATATGGCTCTGAGGAGTCTATTAAATTCGTAGACACACTCTTAAATACCATGCATAATATGGCTCTAAAAGCGTCTGTAGATGAAGCAATCAAATTTGGTAGCTATGGTAAGTTCTACAAAGGTATCCTTCCGATGGTTGATAAAGACCTGATGTCTCCAGATGAACTGAAAGATGTTATGGAACATGGGATGGCTAATGCTTCGCTGCTGTCTATTGCTCCAACTGGGTCTATGAGTCTCTTTATGGGCAATTACACTGGTGGGTGTGAACCTATCTTTAAACTTTACTATGACCGTTCTACACATAAAATGGAGAAGACGGGAGATCATTTTCGTGTCTATGCACGATCCATTGAGGATCTTCTGAAATACTATGATTGCCCTCTTGATATGACGGTAGAGGAAATCAAAGAGATGTTTCCATGGGTCGTAGAAGCACATGACATTCCGTGGG